AGAACCTGCTTCTGCTCGCCGGCGACAAGCACATCGACCTCGACGATCCGGTTTGGATCCATGCGCCGCTGGAGGTCAAGCGCGAGAACCGGCACCGCAACCTGCGGATCCTGCGGAACTCAGTACGCGATGCCGCCTCGCAGTATTTCTACATTCACCAAGAGCACTATTGCTCCGGCAACTTCAAGGCTGCGGAGGAGTTCGGCAAGCTGGCGATTTCAATGCCGAACCTGCAAGACTCGTTTAAGTACGAGGCGCTGCTGAACGTGGCGCGAGTGTGCGGCAATCATCGCGAGGCAATCAACTATTGCCTCCAAGCGCATGGTGTCTTCCCGTGGTGTCGCGAGGCGCTGAATGCACTGATCCTGCTATACTTTGAGAAGCAGGACCGCCAGCGCGCCTACTACTGGGCCGAACGCGCGCTAGAACGTCCAGAACCGCCATTAGAGGACCGACCGTGGACGCATGAGGCCAAGCATTACGGCTGGTACGGAATCGACCTAGCGGCACGCGCGGCACGCTACGCAGGCCACGCGGAGCGAGCGCAGAACCTGCAAGACCATTTCCACGGCGGCAAGGAGCCGACGATCTCGCTGATCCATGCCACGCGCGGACGGTCCAGCAAAGCCGTTGCCTGCCGCGAAGCCTTCCTGCAAGCCGCCGCAAATCCGGCCAACGTCGAGCACATCTTCTGCGTGGACATCGACGACGGCGTGTCGATGGAGATGGCACAGCAGTTCGTCCATGTCACCAGCAAGGAGCAGAGCTGCGTTGCAGCCTGGAACCTCGGCGCACGCAAGGCACGCGGCGACCTGCTGATCCAGCTTTCCGACGACTGGCTGCCGCCGCTGCACTGGGACTTGCAGCTCCTAGAGCTAGTCGCGCTGCGTGACCTTAAGAAGGAGCAGCTGGCTATCGCTATTCACGACGGTCATCGCAAGGACGAGCTAATGTGCATGGCGATTATGTCGCGCGCACGGTGGGAGGCACAGGGCGATATGTTCTTCGCCGGCTACGAGTCGGTCTTCTCGGACAACGAGTTCAGCCATCGCGCTTGGGCCGACAAGATCGTAATTGATGCACGCGACAAGGTGACGTTCGTTCACGATCACCCGCACTTTAGCAATGGTCCGCTTGATCCGACTTATCGGCACAATAACCAGAGCGAGCGTTACAAGCGCGGCAAGGAACTGTTCGACTCCCGCAATCCATGAACCACTTCTACCACGAGTCGCGGTTCGGTGAGAACTGGTTTGACTATGCGAACATCTACTCGCGCTTCGTCGAGGAAGCGCCAGCAGGTGCAACTATTGTCGAGGTCGGTTCGTGGCGCGGTCGGTCGATGGCGTTCCTCGGCGTGGAGGCCATCAAAAGCCAGAAGCGCTTGCAGCTCTACGCCGTTGACACGTTCCGAGGCAGCATCGAGCACGCAGGCCATCCGCAGCTTGCAACTGGCTCAATGGTCGGCCACTTCCTTGAGAACATAAAGCCGATCCTGCACGCGGTGCATTGCTTGCCGCTGCCGTCAGCCGAAGCGTCGAAACTGTTCGACGACAAATCGGTGTTCGCGGTCTTCATCGACGCATCGCATCAGTACGAGGATGTCCTTTCGGACATTATCCATTGGAGCAAAAAGGTGCAGCCTGGCGGCTACTTGGCTGGTCATGACTTCGGCGGATACGATGGAGTTCGACGCGCTGTCGCTGAAACGGTCGGGCGATACACGATTGTCGGTCAGTCTTGGATCACGCAATGCTGACCATCTTCACAATCGTTTTGAACGGGAAACCGTTCATCGATAAGCAGTTGCCTATTTTTCAGCAGCTCACAATTCCGTGGCGCTGGCACATTGTCGAAGGCGTCTCGCGTCCGCAGGAGTGTACAAGCTGGTGCGCCGAGGTGCAGGACCGCTGGCACAAGAACTGGCTATCCATTGACGGAACTACCGAGTACCTCGACAGCATCAAGGATCCGCGCGTGCGCGTGACGTGGCGGCTCGGTCCTTGGGCTGGCAAGATCGCAATGGTCAATGCAGCCATGGAAGACGTCACCGATGGCGTCGTGATGCAGATCGACGCCGACGAGTTCTGGACTGCTGACCAGTTGGAGCGAGTCTACGAGATGTTGGAAAACAAGCAGCCTGGCGACTTCGCGCAGTTCGACTGTTTCTACTTCGTCGGGCCGAGCAAGGTCGTGACGACGCGGCAAGGCTTTGGCTCAATGTCCTACGAATGGTTCCGCGCGTGGAAGATGGCGCCGGGACTCCGCTTCAACAGCCACGAACCGCCGGTGCTGAACGCTTGGGCGAGCTACGTTTCGCGCGAGACAACGCGAGCAATGGGTCTTGTGTTCGACCACTACGCCTACTTCACCGAGGAGCAGGTCCAGTTCAAAGAGCAGTTCTACCGGTACGACGGGCTTCTCGATGGCTGGCGGCGACTGCAACAGAGCAAGGGCGACGTGCGCCTGTGCGATTACTTTAAGTTCCTTGAGAATCAACCGTGGGTCATTGCGGGCGACATATGAAAACCGTTGTTCTTGTCTACCATGAGCGACTCGGAGATGTGCTGCGCTGCCTGCCCATTGCGCGACATCTTGCAGGTCAAGGCGTCGAGGTGCTGATTGAGTGCCTGCCGCAGTATCACTCGCTCTTTGATGTCGTCAGCTACGCAACTCCTGTTGCGCCTGGTCGAGCAGGAAAGGCCAAGAGGGTCGACTTGCAGATTTGGCCTGAGCGCTACGCAGACTTTCGAGCTAGCGGCAAGTCCTGGGCCGATTACGTTTATGGTCTAGTTCCTGAGTTGTCCGGCATGGATCGTCGCATTGTCTTCGACAAGCTGGACCCGCGACCGGCGATGGAAGACGCCATAATGGGACCACTTACGGCGATTGTCTCGCCGTTTGGCTATTCGCAGACCGTGCAGTATAACCCAGCGATGGTCTGTCAGTACGCCTTCGCGCAGTTCAAGGCACCGATGCGCATCCTTGCCGATCCTAAGCAGGTCGAAGTGTGCGTCTGGCGTGGCTGGTCTGAGTCGCTGTTCATTACCGCTCGCGACATTCCTGAGCTGATCCGCATCTTGCGTGACGCTCGCGAGGTCATGACGATCAACAGCGCTCCCGCAATCATTTGCGATGCCGTCCGCGAGAGGTACTACCATATACCGTCAGGTACGCCGCAGGACGATACGATCACGGCCAAGTCAGTCGTTGTGACATTTGGGGCATAGGTATGACCGTTCGCGATTTCGATCCTGCCTTGCTGGAGGCCGACTTCTCCGCCATTCAAGACCAAGCCGGCATCACGTTCTCGATGTTCGGCGTGAGCATCACGGGTATCTGGGCGAACTCGCGCAACGTGTTTCAGTCGTTCGAGGACCAGCGCCGCGATGAGGGTCGCTATACGGTGTTCTTCTTGGCATCTCAGGTCGTCACGGCACCGCAGCTCACGACCAACGTGGTGCGCGCTGGCGTGACCTACTTTATCGAGAACCTGGAGTTCGACGCGGAAGGATCCGGCGTGCAGATGGAGGTTAAGAAATCGATATGATCGGAATCGAAGTCAGGACAGCCAAGCTAGAGGTTGCGCTTTATCGGTTGGCAAAGGCTGGCAGAGTAGACTTTGGCAAGGTGATCAAGCAGGAGTCCGCATATGTCCTCAAGACGATCATTGCGTTCACGCCTCCGCCCAATAGGGCGACTGGTCAAGCTGATGTAACGCTCGACATGAAGCAGCTTTCAAATCCGCTCTCGTTCGATTACTTCAAGTCGCGCGAAACTACCGGCGGGTTCTATCGTTCGATCTCGCGATACATTAGACGACGCTCAACTGAAAAACTGCAACAGCTTTTCCAGAATCAACATCTGACCGGATTCTTTGGTCTCAAGATGATTGGCTCGCCAGAGGAACTGGCAAAGTACCATCGCGCAAGTCGAGACGAGTGGGGCAAAATTCGGTACAAGCGCGGATTTGCCAGCTATGCGACCGACTACAAGAAGCTGCAACGCGACGTTTGGAATCGCGTGGGCTGGACCATTAACGGATGGATTCCAGCAGCAAAGGCTAGCGGCGCAAAGTATCCGCGCTGGGCGGAAAAGCTCAAGCCGATCAAGTACGCAAAGAGCGGCGCATCTGGTACCGCACGATACAACTTCGGTCCCAACCCATTTATCACCGCGATCAATTACAACATCAAGTTGCCGTTTTATCAGAAGCGAGTGAGAAGCGCGCTGCAATCGCGCATCTACATCACCGAGCGCAAACTGGAGCGTGTACTTGCCGGCAAGGCTGTGAATCTTGGCTTTGTGCGCGTTAAGGGCGGATCTCCAATCATCTAACTATGAGCACAAGAACGCAGATCCGAAACGCAATCGGAGCAAAGCTGACGGCTGGAGCCGCAGTTGTGCCGACCGCAAACCTTCTCAAAGGCCGGAACAACACCATCGCGTCAGTTTCGTTTCCGTCTGCTGCTGTCTATGCGGTCGAGGAGCAAATTGACGTGCGCTCGCTAGCGCCAAGCAACCGCGTGCAGTATCGTCAACTGACGGTCAACGTGGACTATTTCACAGCGCAGACGAGTACGACCGTGATTGATGACTTGTTCGACACCGGCTCGGCTGCGGTCGAGT